CTAACTTGTCTATTGACGGTAACCTAGTAGTTTTTGATGTAGTCAACAAACGACTGGGCGTCAACAATCTCTATCCGGGTTATGATCTTGATGCTCCAGGCAATGTTCGTCTGGCCAACCTAACTGTGCTGGGCAATACTATTGTCAGCAACACTGGTAAAATTGGCCTGGGATCAATTAGTAATCTAGTGGTTTCTGGTGGCACTAGTTATGATGTTATCTATACTGATGGTTCCGGAAATCTAGCGTTTGGTAATCTAAACACACTATCAGGATTGGACGGATTTACTGGTAACAGTATTCAGATGGGATCCAATACTGCTGGCTATCTGGTCAGCAACGCAGTGGCGCTAACAACTACCACAACAGTAACAGACGGTATTGCACAGTTAAACTTTGTGTTAGGTAAATTAGTGCCTCCGTCGCCCCCAGTCTTTCCTGGGACCAGCACACTGTCTTTAAGCACATCGGTGACCACTGGTCGTATCACCAACTTTACGCAAACTGATAACTCAGGTTGGGGCAACCTTAGTGTGGCTGCCGGCACTAGTGTCAGTGCAACCAGAGTTACGACCTATACCGCTGGTACCATAACCAATGTAGGTCCAGGAGACTCTGGTGTAGTCACAGCATATTTTAACGGTGCGGCTGCTGGTGCCGCCACACTGGCAACTGGTAGTCAGAATGGTACATATGGTAATCTGATCATATCTGCGGACCAGGATTATAACAACGTAGTGTCCGCAGTAACAGCTGGATTCTGGGAAAGTTTCAGTGCCAGCCTGTCTGGAAATACTGTACCTGCAGGATGGAACCGTGCGCAGATTGTTGATACTGCTGGTTCTCCCACCAATACTATCACCTGGTATTACGATAGTTCAACACCCGGTACCCCTACATTTAGTAATACCAGTATTGCATTGAGTTCCAATAGCAGTACTTACACCAGTACTATCCCTCACTTTAATTCCAGCACATCGTTCAGAATTAAAGGTAACGTGTCCAGATTGAGTGGTGATACTTATCCATTGGGGATATCGTCAGGTTCATCTACTCTGGTATCCGCCAGTGCTGGTGGCCCTTTCGCTGCACCCACAGTGGTAACATACACTGGTGCAGGCGTCACAGTTCCATTAGTTAGAAATTTATATGTAAGTTCTGGCAGTGCGTACTTTGAAACCACATCTGCCATTACCACTGGATTTAGCTCAAGTGCTAGTGGGCCCAGCCTAAGTGTTAACAATAACTATGCCACTGGGTCTTCAGGTGCGTTAATAGTCAGTGGGACTCCTACGATATTGTATAAAACTGGTACCAGTAGCGCCATGGAGGAAACTGCGGTGACCTTTGGCAGTACAGTGGGCACAGGATCCGGAACAGCATCCAGAATTATCAATCCTGGTAGTACAGACAATCCAGTTTATACAGCCAGTGCATCTTTGTTTAACAGCCAAAGTTCAACGTTGGAAGTATATGATGCGACTATAGTTGCAGCAGTATTAAAACATGATCAGACCAATTACTCCACTGGATACTTACCAGTGGGACCTAACCTGAGTTCAGGGCGTAGTGGAGCACAGTATTTTACATTTAGATTTGTCAGAACATCAGTGTCTAAATTTAATATTAAATTTACTGGAACCATTGCTGGACTTTGGGTAGCATTACCAGGCAGCGGAATTGATACTAGTTCAACATTAAACGGATGGTTGACCATGGATACGGCATATGCTGGTGCTGGACAGCCCGGAGCAGGCACTGGTGGTAACGGCAGCAATGGATGTGCATTGGGTGGTGTAGTAACACTGAATTCAGCAGTTACCAATCATAGTAAAACTTGCACGTTTGGTACAGCGTCCAGTTCAAGTACAGCTACAAACGAAATATATGTAAGAATTAAATTAACCAGTGGACAGACAGTATCAGCTCTGTCACTAGAGACAGCGAGTAACTAAATGGCAATTTCAGATTCAGCAAAAGTTGACCTATTATATAAAAAATATTTTGGTGTAACCAAAACTGATCTGCCTGCGAACAAAAGTCCCAGTAACGAATCCATAGCCAGCCCTGCACTATTGCGTGGCGACATCGTCTGGCAGCAAGCAACCAGCATACCACCTACTGCCGCGGCCGTAGCAAGCGTAGTACAGGCCTATCAGACCACTGGAAGAATTGAGTGTACTGCTGATACAACTAGTACTCCTATTAGCAGCGTTTACCCCAGCTGGAAAACCAACCTAACTGATTGGATACCTCCAGAATTTGGTTCCACATACTTTGTAAAAGTATATGCCGAAACCACTGGAAATGCCAACCCCACCACCGGCACACCGCTATCAGATTCTGGTATCGCAGGTGTTGGTGAATGGAACTTTGATTATTCTGCTGGTGTACTGAACTTTATTGGTGGTACTATTCCAGCTGCCCTGACCGCAGCCAAAGTAATATACGTCACCGGCTACAGATATATTGGAACCAAGGGCGTAACCAACTATCCCGGTGGTATGACCATTGGTAATATTACTATTGCCGGTAATACCATAACTGGCAACACTGGTGTGAGTTTTGGTGGAAATATTTACGGTGATATCTACGGAAATATCGTCAGCTTTGGTACCAGTCAGCTGGGTAATCTGTCGTTCACCAACGGAACTATAAGCAGTGTATTGACTAATGGTAACATAACATTGGATCCCAACGGTACTGGTAACGTCAGTGTCAGTGGAGCAGTGATTACTAACCTAGGATCACCAACAGGCAATACTGACGCTGTAACCAAAAGTTATGTTGATTCAGCATTAAATGCTCTGAGTTCAAGTAACATTAATCAACAAAACAGTAGTGTTAGCGTAGTAGACACTGGCAGCAATGGCAATGTCATTGTTAACGTTGATGGTAGCAATATTGCTTATTTTAGTCAGACTTCATTTACCGTCAGCAATATTACCCTGGCGAATAATAGCATTGTCAGTCAGAGCAATGTGGTTAACTTCCCTGGAACAGGTGCCATAACTTTGCCATCGGGCAACAGTGGAAATAGACCCGTCGGCACCACAGGAGAAATTCGTTACAATACTGATCTAGGTACGCCCGAATACTACGATGGCTTGACCTGGATACCAGTGAGTAACACGGTAACAGACCAGAGCTTCAGTGGTGATGGATCAAATTTAACATATACTCTGGATCAAGATGCCAACGCAGCTGGTATACTAGTTAGCATTAACGGTACATTGCAGCAACCAGGGGTAGCTTATACAGTATCAGGTGATCAGATTACTTTTGCTGAAATCCCACTAGTTACTGACGTAATTGACATCAGATTTTTGGGTGGGCTGGTTTCTGTTACTGGCACACTATATGACGATTTAATAGTTTCTGGCGATATAACTGCAGCCAATATACAAATTAATACTGGTGGTTTTATAAAATACCCAGTGTATACCGTAGCAAATCTAATAGCCATCACTGGCCAAGTGGGCTGGATCGCAGCAGTTTCCAATAGTTCTCCAGGTGGGGCATTAGCTTTCTGGGATACAACCAACTCGCGCTGGAGCTATGTCGGCGACAACTCAGCAGTTTAAATAAAATATTTTTGGTCGTATTTTAAATACCCAATGCGTTTCCTTGCGAGTTTTATAAATACGTTATAGCTATAAATCTCCAAGGAAAAAGCGATGGCCGTTACCAGAATTAAGAATAATCAGATCACTGACAGTACAATTACCGCTGCGAAAATTGCGTCTGGAACGCTGACCGGCGGATTGTTTGCCAGCGACCTTACACTGAATAGCAACGTTACCATTACTGGTAACTTGACTTTACAGGGCAATGTAGATAGTATAAGTGCAACCAACACCTATGTTAACGACCCCTTGGTTGTTTTCAACAACGGTTTCGTTGGTGCACCCAGCTACGATATTGGTATTCTGGTAAACCGCAACTTAACTGCAACCGCTCCTTACGGTTCAGTAAACGCAGCCTGGGTCTGGAGAGAGGCTGACGACGCATTTGAAGGTCTGATGACCACAGAAACTGGTGCAACCACTGGTTCCATTAACAATTCAGGTTTCGCTAACTTAAAAGTTGGTAATATCACGGCCAACAGCCTGTCATTAACCACTGGTACACTAACGGCCTCCAGTGGCATCACAGGCACACCAATTTCCGGTAGCACTGGCTATTTTACCGTACTACAAGGTACAGCATTTAGCACAGCCAATGCTGTGATTTCTGGTGGTTACATCAGTGCATTAACCAACGCTACCATTACTTCTGGTGCCATTACAACATTATATGCCGACAGTTTAAATACTGCCAACGCTGTAATCACTGGTGGTTATATCAACAGTTTGGCCAATCTAACAGCCACTACAGCACAGGCCACAAACTTCAGTTCAGGTAACATATATGCCACTGGTACTACAAACGGTACCTGGAGTACAGCCAACGTTGCTCTGTACGAGCAACTAACAAACAGCACAACCAATGCCAGCTTCTATGTGCCATTTTATGACAAAGCAACTGGTAACGCAGCAGCTTATACCAATACCATATTGAACTTTAATCCTAGTACTGGTGTCTTAACTGCTACATCATTTAATGGTACATTATTGGGCACGGTTGCTACAGCCAACGTGGCACTGTATGAAAACTTAACTAACAGTACAACCAATGCTACTTTCTACCCTGCTTTCTATGACAAAGCAACTGGTAACGCAGCAGCATTCACAAATACAACAGTCAACGTAAATCCCAGCACTGGCACTGTCAGTGCCACACAGTTTGTGGGCGGCGGTGCTGGACTGACAGATATCCAAGCCACACAAGTTCGTGGCACAGTAGATACAGCCAACGTTTCACTGTACGATAGTATTGCAGCAACTACAACTAATGCCACTTTCTACCCACAGGTAGTTGACAAAGCAACTGGTAACGTTGCTGCCTACAGTGTAAGTTCCTTCAGCATTAACCCCAGTACTGGTGCACTGTCAGCGACATCCTTTAATGGTGTTGGTAACTTTACAACTGCGGTGGCTACGAACTTTAGTAGCGGTAACGCTCAAATCACTGGCGGCAATATTTCTGGTTTAAGTGGAATTGCAGCCACAACACTACAAGCTACAAACTTCAGCAGTGGTAACGCAGTCATTTCTGGTGGTTACATTTCATCATTAACAAATGCCACAATAACCACAACTAATACAACGACATTAAATGCTGGTACAACTACTACAGCAACATTGAATGCTACAGCAGGTAACGTAACAACGCTATCAGCCAGCAACTTTAGTACTGCCAACGCAGTGATCACTGGCGGCAGTGCAACTGGATTGACCAACTTCAGTGCTACTACAGCACAGGCCACAAACTTCAGTAGCGGTAATATTCAGGCAACTGGTACTACTAGTGGTACTTGGTCAACAGCCAACGTTGCTCTATACGAACAACTGACCAATACTACAACCAATGCCACTCATTATGTCAATTTCTATGACAAGGCAACTGGCAATGCGGCCGCACTAACCAATACTGCGCTGACATTTAACCCCAGCACAGGGCAACTAAGCGCAACTACATTTAGTGGTGCTGGTGCATTTACTACACTACAAGCTACAAACTTCAGTACTGGTAACGCAGTTATTTCTGGTGGTTACATCAGCGCATTGTCAAATATTACTGCCACAACTGGCAGCTTTGGTACAGCCACAGCAGCAACACTAAATGCCACAGCGGGTAACATTGGAACATTGGCTGTAACAACTGGATTCAGTACAGCCAACGCTGCAATTACTGGCGGTAGTGCAACTGGATTGACAAACTTCAGTGCTACCACAGCACAGGCCACCAACTTCAGTTCAGGCAATGTGGTGGTATCTGGCGGATACATTTCAGGTCTAACCAACGCAACCATAACTACAGCCAGTGTTACTAACCTAGCAGCCACAACAGCAGTAGCCACCAACTTTAGCAGTGGCAACGCTGTGATAACTGGTGGATCCATTGCTGGATCAACTGGTCACTTTACAACATTATACGGAGCCAACTTCAGCACAGGCAACGCCAGAATCACTGGTGGATATGCTGATAACTTTCCTATTGGTGCCAATACGGCCGCAACTGGTGCGTTTACAACACTAGCAGCTAGTGGTGCAACAACTATCACTGGAATAACGCAGTCCACAAGTTCAACAACTGGTGCACTAACTGTTTCAGGTGGTGTTGGTATAGCCAAAGACGTCTATATCGGTGGAAATCTATATGTAGCTAACCTGATTGCCACATCAAGTTCAGAACTATTTGTGCAAGATCCGATGTTATACCTAACAGCAAATGCACTATATCCATACAACTACGATATTGGTATCTTCAGTCAGTTTATTGGTGGTAGTGGCAATAACTATCAACACACTGGTATAGTTAGAAGTTCATCTAATACATACTGGGGATTCTTCAGTAATGTAGTCAGCGAGCCCGGGGTAACTATCAACTGGTCTGACGCTGGATTAATTTGGGATCCAGTTAAAGCTGGTGAACTGACACTGGCCAATACTACACCTTCAACAAGCACTGCAACTGGCGCACTAAAAGTGTCTGGTGGTGCTGGTATTGCTGGTAACTTGAATGCTGGTAATGTAACCACATCAATGACCACTGGTACAGTGATGGGCAACGTGGGTAACTTTAACAACATCTACGGTACATTCTACGGTACCGTCGCTGGTGGCGCTGGTAGTGCTAACGTTTCGTTATATCAAGCATTGACTGATGCAACGGTTGATTCATCACACTATATTGCAATGTATGACAAGGCCACTGGTAATGCCGCAGCCTACACTGATGCTGGGTTGACATATAACCCCAGCACTGGTGTTCTTACAGCAACAACAGTCAGCGCAACAAATGGCGCAGTAACTACACTGAATGCCACAAACTTCAGCAGTGGTAATATCCAGGCAACTGGAACTACATCTGGTACTTGGAGTACAGCCAACGTCAGCCTGTATGATTCAATTGCGGCAACCACAACCAACGGTACATTCTATCCACAAGTAGTTGACAAGACCTCCGGTAACGTAGCCACTTACAGTGTAAGCACATTTAGCATTAATCCCAGCACTGGTACATTATCAGCAACCACATTCAGTGGCGCTGGTTCGTTTACTACAGTAAATGCTACCAACTTTAGTAGCGGCAACGTTGCCATTACTGGCGGGTATATCAATAACTTGGCTAATGTAACTGCAACAGCGGCTACTATTGGTACTGTAAATGCCACAGCTGGTAACATTACAACACTACAGTCCACAAACTTCAGTACTGGTAACGCTGTTATTTCAGGTGGTAGTGCGACTGGATTGACCAACTTCAGTGCAACAACAGCACAGGCTACAAACTTTAGTTCAGGCAACGCAGTAATTACTGGCGGCAGCGCGACAGGATTAACCAACTTCAGTGCTACAACTGGACAAGTCACAAACTTTAGTACTGGTAACGCAGTTATTTCTGGTGGTTATATCAGCGCATTAACAAATGCAACTATTACCACCGCCACAGTAACAACATTGAATGCCACAACTGAAACAGTTGGCACACTAAATGTAACAGCTGGTAACGTTACCACACTGTCTGCTCAAAACTTTAGCAGTGGCAACGCAGTAATCACAGGTGGTTCGATCTCTGGGTTAACCAACCTAGCTGCAACCACACTAGTAGTTACAAACTTCAGTACTGGTAACGCCGTTATTTCAGGCGGTTATATCAGTGCTCTGGCCAACATTACAGCTACCACAGGTAGTTTTGCTACTTCAACCAGTACAACATTGAACGCTACCTCCGGTAACGTTACTACATTGGCAGCTGGCAACTTCAGCACAGCCAATGCTGTGATTTCTGGTGGTTACATCAGTGCATTAACCAACGCTACCATTACTACTGGTAGTATCACAAACTTGACCAGTACTACCGCAGTGGCTACAAACTTCAGTAGCGGTAATATTCAGGCAACTGGTACTACTAGTGGTACTTGGAGTACTGCCAACGTTGCATTGTATGAGCAACTGACCAATACTACAACCAATGCCACACATTACATTAACTTCTACGACAAAGCCACTGGCAATGCCGCAGCGTTGACAAACACAGCACTGAACTTTAATCCAAGTACTGGTGTTTTGGCAGCAACTACGTTTAGTGGTAGTGGAGCAAGCCTAACCAACTTGCCAGCAACAGCCGTTGTTGGCACTGTGGAAACTGCTAACGTCAGCTTGTATGACAGCATTACTGCCTCAACAACCAATGCCACATTCTACCCACAGCTGGTAGACAAGGCCACTGGTAATGCAGCGGCATATAGCGCAGCTTATGTGACAGTTAATCCAAGCACAAACACGCTGAGTGCCAACGTGTTCAGTGGTGCAGTAACAGCCACAACTGTTACAGCTTCTGGTACAATTATCGGATCTGGTAATATTGTTGCTGGTGCCAGTACAGAGAGCACCAGCACAACAACCGGTGCCCTGGTGGTTGTTGGTGGAACAGGTATTGCTGGTAACGTTACAGCAGGCAAAGCAGCAACATTTAACAGCAGCAAGACTGCTGGTATGGACTTTGTTGTCAAGGGCAAGACAGATGAAACACTGATCTGGGCACGTCCAGGTAGCAGCTACGACCAGGTAGTTGTTGGTAATTCAGCAACAACCAGCACATTAGTAACTGGTGCTAAACTGATTGTCAACACAACAGACAGTATGTTGGTTCCAGTAGGTACCACAGCACAACGTCCTGGCAGCACTGGTGGCACTGACACTGCTGGTATGTTTCGTTATAACACCACTATTGGTGCTATTGAATGGTATAACGGTTCAGTGTGGCAGACCGCCAGTACGCAGTTCACCACAATCACTGACACACAGTTTAACGGTGACGGCCTGACTGATACATTTACCAGCAGCAACTTTGCCACAGCCACTACCAACAGTCTAATTGTCAGTATTAACGGTGTGTTGCAGATTCCAACCATAGCTTACAGCTTGAGTGGTAGCACCATTACATTTACCGAAGCTCCAACCAACGGTGATTTGATTGACGTTCGTGTGGTCACAACTACAGCAACCATTAGCTCACTGGTAAGCACTAACGGTTTCATGGGATTCATTGTTGACGATAACGGTGTTTACATCAGCACTGGTACTGGCAGTGCAACGGTATACAACTATTACGACACAACTGGTGGAATTGTAAGCAATATTGCCAACGTTTCGGTTGCAAGTGCCAATACAGCGACTACACTGGATACCATTAGCAACAGCGTGTATCGCAGTGCCAAGTATACTGTTCAGGTCACAAATGGTGCCAACTATCAGGTAGCTGAAGCACTAGTAATCCAGAACGGCACTACTGCTACAATCACCACATATGGTGTTGTTCAGACCAACGGCAACCTGGGTGTACTGGCTGCTACAGTCAGCGGTGGAAATACTCTGCTACAGTTTATTGCCACCAACGCAACCAATAATGTCAGAATTAAGAAAGAGTATATGGTAATCTAAACTGGCTGGGCTGGAAGGGCCAGCCCTGCTATAACCTATATCGGGGAATATGGAACCGAAGGATAAAAAATGGCAAACGCAAACTTTGTAGTACAAAACGGTCTAACAGTGGGACCATTAACTATTGATGCAGCTACTGGTAGCATCAATACATCTGGTGATATAAACATTACTGGTAATCTGGGAGTTAGCCAGATTGCAAAAAACGACAGCAGTGTTAGTATAAACGATACTGGCACAGGCAGTACGGTTGTTATTAAAATTGACGGAGCCACAGAACAGACTGTTGACGCCAATGGTGTAAATCTGGCCACTGGCGGATATTATTCCATCAACGGTTCTAGTGTATTAAATGCCACAACACTGGGATCTGCGGTAGTTAACAGTAGCCTAACCAGTGTTGGTACTATTACTAGTTTAGCCGCAACCACGGCAGTAGCTACTAATTTAAGTACTGGTAATGCTGTGATAACTGGTGGTAGTTTAAATAACACCACTGTGGGTGCCACAACACACAACACTGGTAGATTCACTACTGTCACTGCTACAACAGTTAACGCTGGTACTATTGGCAACTCAGGCGCCACACTAACCGGTACACTGAGTACAGCCACACAAAACAGTGTCACCACAATGACTGGTTTGACTGGTTTTGGTACAAGTGGCGTAACAACCACAGCCGCTGGTGATTTAACTGTTTCTGGTAACTTAAACATAAACGGTACAACAACTAACATCAACACAACTAATTTGGTTGTAGAAGATAAAAACATTATTCTTGCTGACGTCACATCACCTACTGATGTGACTGCTGATGGTGCTGGTATTACTATTAAAGGTGCAACCGACAAAACATTTAATTGGGTTGATGCCACAGATGCCTGGACCAGCAGTGAAGACTTAAATCTTCTGACTGGTAAGCAATATGAAATAAACGGCACATCAGTGCTGACTGCTACCACACTGGGGTCAGGGGTTACAGCATCTAGTTTAACATCGGTTGGTACACTGACTGGATTGACGGTTTCTGGGGCTATTGTGCCCAATGCTAACTTAACCATTAACATCGGATCAGTATCATCTTGGTTTAATACATTTTTTGGTGTATCTACACAAGCCAAATACGCCGACTTGGCAGAAAACTATCAGGCTGACAAGGCATACAGTCCTGGTACCGTACTGATGTTTGGTGGTACTTATGAAGTCACACTGGCTGATGTGGGTACTACTGCGGTAGCTGGTGTAGTTTCTACTAATCCAGCACACCTAATGAACGGTCAGTTATCAGGTTCAAATGTGGTTCCACTGGCACTGACAGGGCGTGTTCCTTGTATGATCATTGGGCCGGTTAAGAAGGGTGACATGATGGTCTCAGCTGGTTTTGGTTATGCTAGAACTGGTCCTAACCCCAGCGTGGGTCAAGTGATTGGCAAAGCACTAGAAGATTACCCAATGGCTAGCAAAGGTGTTATTGAGGTAGTTGTAGGACGAGTATAAATCCACTGCGGTTTCAGTGTATCAGAAAGGGTGTTAAGGCACCCTTTCGCCATCTTTCTGATTTAGATAAATACCAGATAACACGGAATTTACGATGGCATTAACCAGACCAAAGTTTTATCAAGTTGATACCACTATCACAGCGTTCAATGATCCAATCACTGTTCTGCGTAGTGGCGCCACTCAGGCCAACGTGGATGTTGGATTTTTATTTAATCGTGCCAATGGACTAGTCAGTAACGTGGCCCTGGTCTGGAGCGAAGCAACTCAATCGTTTATAACAGCCTATACCGATGGTACAGGCGCAACCAACTCCAATATTTCAGTTTCAAGCTACGCCAACATTAAAACTGGCAACATCACAGCCAATGGCTTCTTCTGGGCCAATGGAGCAGTATTCAGCAGTGGATCGACATTCACTGGCGGTTATGTACCAAACACCATTATTGCAGCAGCCAATCTAGTAGCCAATAGTGGTGTGGTCAGCACCAGCTCAACAACTGGCGCCCTGGTGGTGGCAGGTGGTTCAGGTATCGCTGGTGCTTTATATGTCGGTGGCACCGGTAATTTTGCTGGAAATCTAACAACAGGGCATATACTACCAAGTGCAAACATAACATATGACATAGGTAGCCCAACACTGAGATTTAGAACATTATATATTAGTGGCAACACAATTGATATGGGTGGCGCATCAATCACAACAGATTCCACGTCGGGTGGATTTGCTTTTGTGCCAAAACCAACTCCAGATAATCCAAACCCAATTGGTACGGTTTTTGGCCCAACAGGTTCTATTACCACTGTAAACACAACTGGTGGTGTACTTGGTTCTGGGGCTATTAATACATCAATTAACACTAATCAAGGTATAGCTAATTTTGGTAGAGTGATAATTAAGTCAGATATAGCAGGTATAAGTACAACGACTGGTGCCCTGGTGGTAAGTGGTGGAGTTGGTATTGCAGGCGCACTTTATATAGCCAATACTGGAGATGTATCAGCTAACATTGGCTCCTTATTGGCCTATGCTGGGGGGCAGGCTGCAGGTATTAATAGCATCAATGCCAACTTAGGTACTGCTACTACTAATATTACCACATTGTTTAGCAATGCTGCTGGACAATCCAATCAGATTACTGGTGCCAACACAGCTATAGTTACAGCTAATAGTGCAGTAGTTAGCTTCATAGGAACCATCAATACCAATTTAAGTACTGCTATTACAGGTAATACCAATGCGGCCAATGCTGCTATAGTAACTGCTAATACCTCATTAAAAAGTTACGTTGATACACAAAACGGTGCTATAACTACTGCCTGGACTGCAAACGCAGCAAGCCAAGCCAATCAGATTACTGGTGCCAATGCTGCTATAGTAACAGCCAACAGTGCTGTGGTCAGTTTCATAGGTACTATTAATAACAATTTAAGTACCGCAATTACGGCAAATACCAATGCTGCTAACACAGCTATTGTAACAGCCAACAGTGCTGTAGTCAGTTTTGTTGGTACTATCAATAATAATCTAAGTACAGCAATCATTGCAAATATCAATGCCGCCAATGCTGTCATAGTAACTGCTAATACTTCACTAAAAAGCTACGTTGACACACAGGATAACGCAATAACTACAGCGTGGACTGCCAACGCAGCCACACAAGCTGCTAGTATTAGAGCTCTAGATGCCAACCTGGGCACAGCTACTACCAATATTACCACTCTGTTCAGTAATGCTGCTACACAAGCAACATCAATTAATACAATTAATGCTAATCTGGGTACTGCTACTACTAGTATTACTACTTTGTTTAGTAATGCCGGTTCACAGCAAACACAGATCAACAGTCTGGCCACTGGTGCTAACGCCAACGTGGCAGCATACTTGCCCACATATTCCGGCAGCTTAAATTCACTATCCACACTGACAACTAGTGGTAATGCCACAGTGGGTGGGACATTAAATGTTACAGGTAACCTGAATGTTTCAGGAACAACAACCACATTCAGCAGTAACAATGTATCAATCGCCGATGCTCTGTTATATCTGGCTGATGGTAATACAGGCGACGTGCTGGATATTGGTCTGGTAAGTGCATTTACTAACCCTGGGTATCAGCACACCGGTCTGGTGCGTGATGCCAGTGATGGCGTTTGGAAGCTATTTGCCAACGTAGTGGCAGAACCAACAACTACTGTTAATTTTACATTTGCTAACTATAGCCCATTGCGTATAGGTGCGCTGACAGCTACTTCTGGTACATACAGTGGTGCCATTATAGCATCAACAGTCAGTGCTGGTACTATTGGTAACTCAGGTGCGACATTAACAGGAACATTAAGTTCTGGCGCACAAAATAACATTACATCAGCAACCGGAATCACTGCATTAGGCACGATTACCAGTCTAGCAGCCACCACATTAGCTGCAACGAATTTCAGTTCGGGTAACGTGAATTTTACCAATGCCACAAGCGGTACAGTAAGTACAGCCAATGTCAGCCTATATGAAAGTGTAACAGCCACCACAACCAACGCCACACATTATCCAGTACTATCAGGTATTACTACGGGCAATACTGCTGGCTTTACTGCTAGTGGGTTGACTTTTAATCCCAGTACCAACGTATTGGCAGCGACCACTGTTAGTGCAACTACGCTAACTGGTACACTATCTACCGCAGCACAAACTAATATTACCAGTGTCGGTACGTTAACTGGATTAACAGTTAATGCTCAGTTTTCTGGTAACACCGCTCACGCAGACAGCGATCCTGGTAATTACGACGGTGGACAAATAATAGCATTTGCTAACCAAAATAATATAACCGGAGTGTCCTTTAGTCCAACAGACCGACGAATATTAACAATGGGCATTGGTCCTGTACGTCGTCCATTTTTGCGAACTGGGTCGGGTGTGCCATTTGAATTGCAGACAGGAAACGTAATAATTGCCAGTACTACCACTAGTGCCAGCACAACCACTGGTGCACTGGTAGTTGCTGGTGGTGTAGGCATAGCAGGTCGAGTGACTGCTGGTAACATTGTAACCACAAACGGAGTATACTGGGCCAACGGTGCAGCATACAGTTCGGGTGGAGGTGGTGGTATAACATACACAACATCAAATACTGCACCATCGAGTCCCAGTGCCGGTAACTTTTGGTATGAACCAGCCACTGACATCAAATACCAATACATCAATGACGGCACAAGTTCTTACTGGGTGGACCAGAGTTACCCCACTAGTTTCGGAAACTTAACTGTTGCCAACACATTAACGGTTAATGGCAGCATCGTTGGCACAGCAACCAACGCCAACTATTCACTGGCGGCCAACGTAGCTATATATGAAAGCGTAACAGCCACTACAACTAACGCTACGTTTTATCCCATGTTGTCTGGCATCACCACTGGCAACACTGCATCATTTACATCCAGCAGTTTGGTGTACAATCCCAGTACCGGTAACTTGGTAGTGGCCAGCACAACAGCAAGTACATCCACAACCACTGGTGCATTGGTGGTTAGTGGTGGGGTGGGGATTTCTGGAAATATTGTTACAGCAGGAACAGCCAACAAATTTACTGGATGCGTTGCCATTGGGTCATCGAATCCGACTCACAAATTGCAAATTTCTGCAGACGGATACAATACTAGAATTTCTGACAGCACCAATGTAACTGGTTATAATATTGGCAGAAACACTACTGACGGATTGTTATATTTTTATGGCGATCAAGCCACTTATAATGGATATGTATTTTCTGGAGCAGACGGAGAACGAGTTAAAATATCTTCAACTGGTAATTTAGTCATCAATGCCACTACAACATCAACAACCACAACCACTGGTGCCCTGGTGGTCAAGGGCGGTGCAGGTGTTGCTGGAACGATGACTGTCGGTGGAACTATTACTGGAAAAACCAATACCGGTGGTGTTGCGGCGGTATCTAACGACGCTGGTACCATGTCTATACGAGGCGATAATACAAATGCCGCAGTAATATCATTTCATCGCCCAAGTGTATACGCCATTAATATGGGGTTAGATACCGACAACGTATTCAAGATTGGCGGGTGGTCAGCAACAGCCAACTGTTTCCAACTAACTGGCGCAGGCGCATTGACACTAACTGGCGGCATAACTACCACAGGAAACATAGTACCCAGTGCCAACCTAACATACAACCTGGGATCAACTACTGCCTGGTGGAACAACGTATATGGTGTTTCAGTTCAGGCAAAATACGCCGACTTGGCCGAGCACTATACTGCTGATGATCTATATGGTCCTGGCACAGTAGTGGTATTTGGGGGCGCCAAAGAAATCACAGTGAGCAATATCAGTCACGATCCCCGAGTGGCTGGCGTTATATCCACCAATCCAGCATATCTGATGAACGCAGCCAATGCTGGATTACCAGTGGCATTGACTGGGCGTGTGCCCTGTCAGGTGCAGGGACCAGTAGCCAAAGGTGATCGTCTGGTAAATATTGATACTGGCATAGCAGGCCGCCTGGATCCAGCACTACACGAATACGGTTGTATCGTTGGCAAGAGCCTGGGTGAAATCGCAGATGATAGTATTCAAACAATTGAAATAGTAGTAGGAAGATTCTAATGCCATTGCCATCGAACCCATCAAATAATCAAACAGCCGTAGTTAATGGTATATTGTATACCTATAACAGCACCAAAGGTGCCTGGTCGGTTACCACTAACAGTGAAGCCAGCTATAATATGTCGGCAATTACTGCAAGTGGACTAGTCACAGCAGCCAACATTAAAACCACTGCTGGTGTATTCTGGGCCAACGGTGCGCCATATGGTGGTTCGGCTGGTGGATCCACAAACAGTATTCAGTATAACTCATCCAATACATTTGCTGGCGCCACTAACTTTACCTATACTGCACAGACTGGTAACGTGGTCATCGGAGCTACAACTGCAACTTCCAGTACTACCACTGGTGCATTGGTAGTTGGTGGCGGAGCCGGTATTGCTGGCAACGTGACAGTTGGTGATGCAATCAACTTTACTGGGGCAGCACCCGAAATAGTATTCACCGCAGCAAATCCCTGGATCAACGCCACCAGTTACATACACTTTCCTGGTGGTGCGTATTTTAACAGTGGCACAGTGTATACCGAAGCAGCGTTAAGGGCACGAGGCGGCATTATCAACGATACCGGTACAAAAATATTAACCATTGGCTCAGCATCACAACTATCAGTAGCCAACACCATGACGTCTACTAGTTCGTCCACTGGTGCTTTAATTGTTGCTGGCGGTGTAGGTATTGCTGGAAATCTGAATACTGGGTCCACTAGTATAAATGGATCATTAGTTGGCAGCACTACATCACCACTGCAAATAACAGGTGATGTTACACTGTCTGGCGCCAACCGATCAGTTCTGGGCAATATGTATTATCAGGGCGGCTGGAAATATGCAGCCAATGGTGCAGCCTGGGGATTCCGAGAGAACAATGCTGGAAAATTACAATTTTTAGCCGCACCAGTCAACAGCTCTGGTGCACTGGCCGCGGCTAGCCCTACTTATCCAATTACATTGGATTTAACTTCTGGTAACGTGGCTATTGGATTTGATTCTCCAACAGCTTTATTTCACGTTAAGGACGGCACCAATGCAACCTATGTTGAACCCACTGGTAACTGGGCGGGCAAAATATTTAACGCGACTGATGCGGCCAACGAACACGGCCTGGTAGTTGGTCAACGGTGGGCTGCCGCAGCAAGTACAGCATTTGAAGTTGGTAGTACATACGGTGGCGGAACTGGTTCTTGGAGATCTTATTTTAAGATTGACGGGCTAGGTGGTATGACCATGTCTAGTGGTGGTTCAGAGAGAATCTTAATGGATTCTACTACCGGAAACCTAATAATCAACGCTACTACAGTTAGTACTAGTACCACAACTGGTGCGTTGGTAGTTAAAGGTGGTGCTGGCATAGCAGGTCAGGTTACAGCCGGTAACGTCATGACCACCAGTGGTGTGTTCTGGGCCAATGGTGCAGCATATAGTTCGGGATCCGGCGGCGGCGCCATAGCAACCACTGGTATATTCCTGAACAGCAACGTGATCACAGCCAACGCAACTATATCGTCGGGTCAGAATGGATTTAGTGTGGGACCAATGACACAATCCAATGGTGTTGTGGTGACCATAGCACCGGGACAACGATGGGTGATTGTGTAAATGTCCAGCATAGGCGCAGAAACTGGAATTGCAGGTCTGGTATACACCAGTGATCGTTTTGCCAATCTGGTGTTGCAGACTGGCGGAACTATTCCAGCCATGACCATCAGTAATACGCAGGTAATTACTTGTAATGGCACTGGTGGAATAAATTTCCCCAGTGGCAATACTGCACAGCGTCCTGCTAATCCAGTCAATGGAACTATTAGATACAATAATCAGACATCAGTAATTGAAGGGTATATTAATGGATCCTGGATAACTGTTGCAGCAGGTTATGTGCCCCCAGTGACTTATACTGTAAATTATCTAGTTGTAGCTGGTGGGGGTGGCGGAGCCTATACTGGATTTGCCATTGGATCAGGTGCTGGTGGTGGTGCTGGTGGCATGCTAACCGGAAACACTGTGGTTACTGTTGCAAGTACCACACTAGCCGTAACTGTGGGTGCTGGTGGATCATCATATGCCAGTGGATCCAACAGCCAACTTGGATCAGTGGCAACTGCCATTGGTGGTGGGCGTGGAGGAACTGGTACACACGGTGGTGGTGATCCTGGTGCGTCAGGCGGCTCTGGTGGCGGCGGTGGATATGGTGACTCTGGTGGCGGTGGTGGCGGTGCTGGCACAGCTGGACAGGGAAATAATGGCGGATCTGGTGGCGCTGGCCCACCATATGGTGCAGGAGGCGGGGGAGGTGCTGGTGGTGCTGGGGGATCTGGTCACGGCGGTGGCGGTGGTGCTGGATTAGCCAGCTCTATATCAGGAACCTCTCTTTTTTATGCCGGCGGCGGTGGAGGCGGTAACGAACAAGGTGGTGGTGGCGGTGGAGGATCTGGCGTTGGCGGAGGCGGTGGCCAAAACGGAGGTGGTGGATCAGCTACAGCCAACCGCGGTGGCGGTGGCGGTGGCGCCGGGGGAATTAACGGTGGTGGTGGAGGCTCCGGTGGTTCGGGAGTGGTGATACTATCATATTCTGGAGAACAGCGTGGGACTGGGGGTACAGTTACTTCAGTTAACGGAAATACCATACATACATTTACAAGTTCAGGAACTTATACGGCATGACAACTACAATTAACGCCAGTGCGCTGGGTATTATACAATCGGGCGATACGTCTGGAAACCTACAGTTACAGACAGCTAATGTGGCTGCGATTACTATTGACTATAATCAGAATATCACTTGTAACGGAACTGGTGGAATAGCAGTGCCTGTAGGAACAACTGCACAGAGGCCAGCTACCGCAGGTAATGGCACTATGAGGTATAATACCACAACTAGTGCATTAGAAGCATACTTATTGGGCAGCTGGACCACGGTAAAAGTTGGAACTTATTCAGTTAATTATCTGGTTGTAGGCGGTGGTGGTGCCGGTGGTGCTGTGTCAGGCACCAATAATAACATTACCGGAGGTGGGGGTGGTGCTGGCGGTTTGATTGCCTCCACGTACTCAGTAACATCTAATGTAGCATATACCATAACGGTAGGAGCAGGCGGCGCCGGCGGAGCAACGCCTACTGCCAGTACATCATCGGTATTTACTGGAGTGGCCACTGCACTAGGCGGGGGAGCAGGAGGCGGATGGAACGGCAGTGCCTACTATGCTGCAACTTCAGGAGGTTCGGGTGGTGGTGGTATTTATCAACAAACTACTGGAGGATCAGGTACTGCTGGGCAAGGTAATGCTGGTGGCAGCGGATATACACCAATATATTATCCATCAGGTGGTGGTGGCGGAGCAGGCGCAGTTGGCGCATCATATGTTAATAGCTCTACGTCGGGTGCTGGTGGTATAGGAGCCAACTCATCAATCACTGGATCATCAGTTACATACGCAGGTGGCGGTGGTGGCGGTGGCAGCACCGCCGTTACCAATGGAGCGGGCGGATTAGGGGGTGGTGGGGCAGGTGGGGTAGGAGTAGCCAACGGAACCAATGGCACAGCCAATAGAGGCGGCGGTGGCGGCGGAGCTGGCGCTGACTATAACAGTCCGTATGCCAGCAGAATTGGTGGTAACGGTGGTTCAGGAATTGTTGTTATTAGCTATCCGGGAAACCAGATTGGCACCGGAGGGGTAATAACGCAATCAGGCGGTTACACTATCCACACTTTCACCAGTTCAGGTACATTTACAGCGTAAATATAGATATATTTTTGGAGATTTAATCAAATGGGACATTATGCAAAAGTAGTAGACGGTCGAGTAGCACAAGTTATTGTTGCTGAAGCCGATTTTTTCACAACATTCGTGGACACCAGTCCTGGCGAATGGTTACAAACCAGTTACAACTCACGTGGCAATGTACATTACATGCCCAACAGCAGCACACCATCAGGACAACCAGCACTGCGTGGCAACTATGCCGGCGTGGGTTACGCATACGATCGAACAAACGACGTATTTGTTCCGCCCTGTGATTTCCCCAGTTGGACACTGAGTACTGAGACTTGGTTATGGGAACCACCGACACCTTACCCTGATGATGGTAAAGTTTATCGTTGGGACGAAGCAACTACCAGCTGGGTAGAAATGACAGGAATATAATATGCCTATAGTACTTGACGGCACTTCTGGAGTTATACCACCCAGCTGGACCACTGCTGGACGCCCAACTAACCCAACAGTGGGTCAGATGGGATGGAATTCTACCAATAATAGTGTAGAAGTTTATACTGGTTCCAGTGGCTGGACTGTTGTTGCCAGTAATGCATATAGCATAGACTATCTGTTAGTAGCAGGTGGTGCAGGCGGTGGTGGTAGATACTATTCAGGTGGTGGTGGCGCTGGTGGACTTATATCTGGGGCTAACACCAGTGTGACTCCTGGTACCAGTTATACAATCACCATTGGTGCCGGAGGTGCCGGCGGATCTGGTGATAATGTCAGGGGAGTTAATGGATCTAATAGTAGCATCAGCGGATTGGGTATCAATACTGCCGTTGGTGGTGGAGGTGGTGGTTCGTACAACAGTACCATTACTGGATTAAGTGGAGGTTCTGGTGGAGGTGGTTCAGGATACGGCGGAACACCTGGGGTCGGTACAGCTGGCCAGGGATTTGCTGGCGGAACTGGTGGTACTTATGGTGGTGCCGGAGGTGGTGGCGCCGGCGGCGTAGGCGCCAATGGTGGCGCAAACAACGGTGGCGCAGGCGGAATCGGAGTAAGTAATTCATACAGTGGTGTAGCTACATATTACGCAGGTGGCGGTGGTGGCTCGCAGTACAGCGGTGGTACTCCTGGAGCAGGCGGACTGGGCGGCGGCGGTGCAGGCGAGAATAATTCTGGTGCGGTGGGAGGAACTGCCAATACCGGCGGTGGCGGTGGTGGGGCAAATACCACACCCGCTGGCGGCGCTGGTGGATCAGGTGTTGTTATCATTAGGTACTTGGGCACAACTCAACGAGCAACTGGTGGTGTGGTAACAATTACAGGTGGATACGTGATCCACACCTTTAATAGTTCTGGAACTTATATAGCGTAAAATGCCCAACACCATTGACTATCGCACAACAGGCACCTCTGGATCTATAGTTAGATCCAGCGATGGTTCTGCGATTTTAAATATACAAACAAATGGTACGACTGCAATTACCATCGATGCCAGTCAAAATATAATATTTGCCGGTAATAGCAGCGTGGCTCTACCGTCGGGCAATACAGCACAGCGACCCAGTAGTCCAGTGTTGGGTATGGTCAGATACAATACGGATTACGCCGCTGTAGAAGGATATTCCACTGCTGGGTGGATGGGACTATCCAAGAGTACTGATATTATTCTTGATCTTTTAATTGTAGCAGGTGGCGGTGGAGGTGGCTCTGGTGCAACTAGTCTGAATAACGGTGGCGGTGGTGGTGCAGGCGGGTACGTTTCAATTAATGGATACCCAGTTTCCCCTGGATCTTCTTTATCAGTAGTAGTTGGGGCAGGTGGAGCAGCAAACACAAACGGAACCAATTCTAGTATTGGTGTACTAGTTGGCGCAGGAGGTGGAGGTGGAGGTGGACAACATCCCCCGGTAGCAGCAAAATCTGGTGGTTCTGGTGGCGGTGGCGGACCGTCAGGGACTGCGCCAGGTGCATCCGGTACATACGGTCAAGGAAATGCAGGTGGCACCGGCAATCCCAATAGTCCTTTTCAAGGTGGTGGTGGTGGTGGCGCAGGCGCAGTTGGTGGGTCGCCCAACGGAAATGGTGGAACCGGGCTTGCTAATTCCATATCAGGAACCTCTCTTTTTTATGCAGGCGGCGGAGGAGGTGGGGCAGATACTAGTGCAGGAACCGGCGGAAACGGGGGTGGTGGAAACGGAGGACTACCCAATTCTACAGTACCAGCAGCAGGTACAACAAATCGTGGTGGTGGTGGCGGTGGTGGCGCCTCACAGGGATCGGCAATAGCTGGTGCATCTGGTGGATCAGGTATAGTCATTGTCCGATATGTAAGTCCTGTTCAACGTGGTACAGGTGGTACAGTGACCACAGTCAGTCCGTATATCATACATACATTTACTAGTTCAGGAACATTCACTATATGACAACCAATATTAATGTAAGCGCAGCAGGATTGACACAGACAGTTGATGCCAGCGGTAATCTTCAAATACAGACAGCTAACGTGGCTGCTATAACCATTGATCTAAATCAGAACGTTAGATTCAACGGTACCGGAGCACTAACCTTACCATCTGGTGACAGTACTCAACGCCCAGCAACAGCGGCCAATGGTGCCATCCGATACAATACTTCTCTAAGTTCAATTGAGGGACTGATATCAGGAAGCTGGGCACCAATAAAAACTTTTTCTAGTATTACTGTTGATTATCTAATAGTCGCTGGCGGTGGTGGTGGCGGAAGTCAAGTAGGTGGTGGTGGTGGTGGTGGGGGAATAATACAAGGCTCTGGAATAACATTAACTCCTGGAACAAATTATTCTGTTACTGTCGGAGCAGGTGGTGCAGGTACAACATCTACTAGTAACCCTGGATCACAGGGATCTGGTTCAGCATTCAGCACATTTGCCACAGCCACTGGAGGTGGCGGCGGTGGATCACACCAGAACAACGGTACTGCTACATCAGGCGGATCAGGTGGTGGTGGTGGCGGCGGCGTAAGTGGAGGCAATGCTGCCGGAGCCGGCACCATGGGCCAGGGATTTGCAGGCGGCGCTGGTCAAGCCAGCGCCAATTGGTCAGGAGGTGGCGGAGGTGGTGCGGGTGGTATTGGTAACGTCGCCAATGTAACTGGAACTGGTGTTGGTGGGCGTGGTGGCGCCGGATTAGCCGTGTCTATAACCGGTAATCTTACATATTATGCCGGAGGTGGTGGTGGTTGCAGCGATGGCTCAGTAACCACCCTAGCAGCCGGTGGATTGGGCGGTGGTGGATCCGGATGGAGTACTACTACATATAACACTGATAAAAATGGTCAAGCCAACACTGGCGGCGGTGGTGGCGGTGTTAGAGATTATGTGTCCTCCAACGGACCCGGCGGCGCCGGCGGATCAGGTGTAGTTATAATACGATATGCTTCGGGTATACCACTGGCCACTGGTGGTAACACTATTACATCATATAGTTCTAGTGGTACAACCTATCAGGTTCATCAATTTAACTCATCTGGCACATTGACTACTATAAATAACCCTACCTACCAGGTCAATGTCAATATGTGGGGTGGTGGGGGTGCTGGTGGAAATCCTGGTGGTTGGGTTTACGGCGCACCCGGGGGTGCTGGCGGAGCAGCCAGCGCGGTTTGGAATATATCACCAGGAACAGCTTATAACATTGTGGTTGGTGGCCCTGGTATTGTTAGTTCATTTAATACAGGTGCAGCGGGCGGTGGTGCACCAGCTTCACTTAACGGGTCTGATAACCGATATGGTAGTGGTTCAGGTGGATACAGCGGTATTTTCTTGTCATCAGGTATATCGCAAGCTACAGCTCTATTGATTGCTGGTGGCGGTGGCGGTGGAGGAAGTTCACGTGCAGGAACCGGAAACTCAGGTGGTGCGGGTGGCGGCACAACTGGTGAAACTGGATATTCGCCATATGATGGAAAAATTGCTTACGCAGGAAAGGGTGGCACACAATCAGCTGCTGGTACAACAGCATCCAGCGATAGTGTAAACAATACAGTGCAGCAAGGTGCATTACAAGGTGGAACCAGTCCTATAAACTCGTATGGTGGTGCTGGTGGTGGCGGTTATTGGGGTGGATCTGGTGGTGGGTATTCAGAATCCAATACTATGGCTGGTGGCGGAGGTGGCTCTGGATATATTGCACCCAATACTTTTGTAGCTGCAACACTATACCAAGGCTTGGCTACAACACCAGGAAACAGCACACACGCACTACGCGGAACCTACGGTAACGCCGGAGCAGTATCGAGTAACGGAACCGGAGGAGCAGTTATCATCTGGTACGCTGGCGCACAAAAAGGATCGGGTGGTACAGTAACCAGTAGCGGCGGATACACTTATCACACGTTCACTACTGCTGGCAACTTTATCGCATAAATACCCAACAGGATACTGATATGCAAAAAATACAAAAACTATACCGTAAAAACTACCTGGGTGAAGAGGTGGTTCGCGATCTAACTTATCACGACGGCGCCTGGGACGAGTCCCGTGAATATGTGCCTAATAACGTGATCAATGAGCAGATCAGTAATCGTGCTGTGATTATCGGTAATGGTAGCAGTCGTCTGGAACTGGACCGAAACTTGTTCAACTTGTTGGCCAATCACAAAGCCGGTCTGTTGGCCAGCAGTGCAGTACAAACCTATGGATGCAATGCCATCTACCGTGAATTCAATCCCGACTTTCTGATAGCCAATGGTCCTGAAATAGTAAACGAAATAGCCAACAGTGGTTATTGTGATAACGAAATTGTGTACAGCACCCAGAACGCTGTTCTGGATTATCCTGGTAAGTTTTATCTGACACCACAAAACCCACACTGGGACGCCGGTGCCATAGCAGCCTATCTGGCCTGTTTTGACGGACACGAAAAAGTATATCTATTGGGATTTGATGGACACAGTGGGGAAGAAGCGGCATTCTATAATGTGTATGCCGGCACCGCTGGATATCCAGCCAAGTCAGCTGGCAGCACCGAAGCATTCTATGCCAAATCGTTAAAGATGGTTATGGATACTTACAGTGATGTTGAGTTTGTTCGAGTGATGCCAACCAACACCTGGTATATGCCTGAACTGTGGAAGTATCAGTTGAACCTGACTCAGATTGGTTGGCGTGATTTTGTCTTTGACGTGGATTTATAATACAGTTTCCAGAGTACGGATCTTTTCCATAATACTCTGAAAGTTTACAGTACGCCAGACCCCAGGATGCAACGGCCTGGGGTAATCATCTAAGGGTACCCAACAGTAACCGCGATGTTCGTGATTTAATTCTGGGACAAATTCTGCGTCAACTCTGATGACAAATGTGTGATAGACAAAGTGGCCAGACTCACTGGTAAACTTCTCCACTGGAATAATCTTGTTAGTACTGACGTCCAGATTTAATTCTTCTCGGATCTCTCGCAGTAGTCCAGCAATCACGGTCTCACCATCATCAATCTTGCCGCCAGCCAGACCCCAGCTGCCATCGTGACTGTGGCCGTTGCGTAATAAAAACAGGTATCTGTGTGTTGCAGGACAATATAATAATGCCCCAGCAGATGTTAGAGTGCCAGACTCCACTGACCGCCCGCGTACATTCCCTCGAAACTTTTTATCCATTCACCGTTGATCCACTTGTACTGTGCTCCAGTCACAAGATTAGTTACATATTGTAATGCATTTTCCTGCTGACTGTCAAACACCACCACCCAATGACTGCCATTGTATTCAATGATGTCTCCACCCTGAGCAACCAGGTCCATATTGTCAGCACCACGCCAGCCCAGTGCGCCCTGCTCATTGGCATAGCTGCCAATGGCCTGTGTTAGCAAGTATCTAGTGCCAGTGTCTGGTGATTGCAATACGCTGCCCACATCAACATTCAGTGGATCAATAATAGCATCAATGGGATCCAGGGTGTTGGCTGGTAGAGTGTCGCCAAATGGTGTATAGATTAGACTATACGGATCAGTTGGGTGTTCAGCAATAGTACCCACAATCTCAGAGCCCGACTCTTGACGTAGTCTAACTCGGCTGGAACCAGATACAAAACGCCCGTACTGATCCAATAACTGAGCCCAGCTGAGATTATCTCCCACGATGACATATCTGTCATGACTGATCACACCATTCTTCTTGAGAAGTTTTATAGTATAAGTATTACCTACATTATTGACTACAATGCCGTATTCCAGCAGAGTCAACAGTCGACTGCCGAATACTCCAAACGGTCCACCGGTGGTATCACTATAAAAATCGCCGTTGTATAACTCGTCCAAGTTGGTAATAACAGTCTGGATAACACCCAGTTTCTTGACCTTGGCACTGCTGCTGATCCAGATGGGTAGATCAAATGTCATGGTGGCTATGTCAATAGGATCGTCAGTGCCAGTAGGCACACTACGACTGGTCCAAAGTATATCAGTCAATAGAGCATAGCTCAAACTGCTCCAGTCCACATAGTTATCAGTACTCTGAATCTCCATTGCTGGATCAAATAGCTGACTCAACTGTTCAATCAACTGTAGTTTTTGTTCTACATTACTGGTCCAGATGTCTAACTTCAGTGTCAGTTTATATGGCACAGGCATCAATCGTTCAATAGTATATGCTTCGCCCTGATTTTGTGTGTAAGTTCCAGTAACCTCGTCAAACTGACGTTCACGAATGTTTATCTTCTGTATCAGTGTGGGGTCTTGGACACGTTCACGATCAAACTGTAGGCCACTGACATACACCGCCATGGCTGGCACACGATGTACCACGTTATTGCTATTGCCAGTGATGATCTGTGCCACCTGACGGCTCTGGTCACCATAGATAACTGGCACACGCTGTAGAACCACTTGTCCGTCAGCATTTTTACCAAACTGTACTTCAAAGTTTGATACCATGCGTATAAACTGGGTAATAAAACGACGAATCTGACCGTCGTAAAAGAAGTTACTCTGCTCGATGCTCATTAATTATCTGCCTTGGGTCGTAATGCCTGTGATAAACTTTGTTTTTCTGACTTAACAACAGCATTGCCACTAATATCATAGGTTGTGTAGGTATTGGTATTGTTGACAAAAGTGCCGCCCTGTGTCTGATAGTTGTTCATGCCGCGTGTTAGACCAGTGCGTTGAACATCTTCAATCTTGACCCAACGTGTGCCACTCCAACGGAATAATCGGTTGGGTACATAGTCAGTACGTAGACAAAAATCTCCAGTCTGCGGCATTGTGGGGAACAATATGCCAGCCACTACAGGGAATCCGTCGGGAGCCAGACCGTCGCCAGTCAAGTATCCAGCCACAGTCTCACTTGGTGATACTAGTGTTTCGTCGGCAGTGGCAGTGACGTCACTACCATCTACCGTGACATTGTCCGCAGTTCGATCTGCATTGTCAATGATCTGTCCTTCAGTGTTGAGTGCTTTGACGTAAATGTGGCTAACGTCATAACCACTAATGGGAACATCAGTTTCTGCTTGTTTAATAATAGCATCGTTGATGTCTAGTAGTGTATTGCCAGTGCTGATTAAATTACTCAGTGGTGTATCTGGGGTGCCATCACCATTGGTATCCACTAACTGATTTAATATATCCTTGTATTCCTGACTGTCCACCATGGGTGTCAGTTTGCATCGCCACAGATGCGGCCACCAGGTGGGGCTGAATCCTTCTGAAGCGTAACTGGTATCGCTCACCACGAAAAACCGTTTTAGTGCTATGGGCACGTTGTTCAGTGGATCATAATCGTTTAAGTGTTCCAACTCCAGTACATCACCGTTCATGATCTTTCGACCTATCATGTCAATCATATCATTGTAGTGGAATGTCATAAACAGGGTACCAGTAGCTAAAAATAATCCAAACTGACTCAGGTCAAAATCTTGGTCAGCCACCTGGTAGTGTCCACGCATACGATAAATGTCGGGATCATATCTACGATCACGGTTCTCACCAAATAGCAGATCCTGTATGTTAGTATTGGTCACTGCAGGTTGTGCTGGCTTGGTGGCATCAGGACTGAAACCAATGTTGGTTCCTGATGCTATGATGCTAGAGGTGTTATTGCTAATGGTTATAGTGGTGGCAGTTTTACTGGTCACCGTAGTGCTTTTGGGTATGCCAGATCCATATACATGATCGCCCAGATTAATATTGGCGGTGGTGGAGAAGGTAAGTGTATTGTTGGCGCTGGGTTGAGTGGCTGTGGTTATCAGGATCAAACCCTGTTCGCCAGTGCCCAGATACTTGTGTAATAAGATTCCAGTAGCACCAATAGTGAACATTTCACTGATGCGACGATCCATGAACTTGTAATCGTTGCTATGACGGCCGTTCTGCCATAATGATAATCTTGCCACTGTGGAATCCTTAAATATACAGTATTTATTGCCGTTTGACAGTAAAATATCATAAATGTATAATGAAATATGGATAATACCCAGCAACAGATCGCGTATCAAAAACTTAATGACTTGCGTGTCAGTATACGCCGGGAGTTTGCCCATCGCTCCTGGACTAACCCCACAGAATTTCAAACCTGGTCAGATCTAAATGTCATGCTGAATAACTGTGATCGTTTGTATGACGATCTGGACCGAACCAGCGTGGAATGTCGTAGAATTGGGCGTCCAACTATCGCATTTAAAGAAGCATATCAGAGACTGGACGAATCAATGACCCTACTGGAGCAGTTTGTTATGACTGCTATACTAATGCGCGGTTGACAGGTAAATCCCATTAATGTATAATATAATACCATTTACTCATCAGTAAGGAATATCATGGCTATCAAAGTTGACGGTAAAGTCGTTAAAGCAAAAATCAAAGCACCCAGAAGCACTCATGCTGCCGACGAAAAATACACTGGAACAGAACCAGTGTGGGATACCGAACGAGCCCTGAAAATGGATGATGACATGTTTGACAATTTCATGCGCAAGAGCATGAACTATTACAACTACCATTATGCCACAAAAGACTTAAAAAAGTATGTAGTGGAATGGGTTCAGACCGCTGATTTACTGACTAAAGCAGAACTCAGTGCGTTTATACGCAGTCCCGATCGTACATTAACCATGACAGCTTGCTCGTTGATCATGGCACATCGTCAAGGTATGCCGCTGAAAGAACGTCATGTGACTTACCTGCGTAAAG